CCTTCCAAGTATCTGACCTTTGTTGAACAGATACCAAATGGCTGACAACTCCTGATACATTTTTAATATAAGTTTTAATTGCCTGAGCCATGCCGGTTGCAGCAATTTTACCAGCATCCATCACTGCCTTTCTATACTCCTCAGGCGTTTGCGCCTCTTGAGGAGGAATTCCGACTGCCGGGTTATTAACACTTATTATAACTCCGCTTGGGATGGAAGAAACGATATTTATTACAGTATTAGCTGGAACACTCCATGTCCCGCTGACAGAGGCAATGCAATATACCTGTTCGCTATATCCCAGAGAGTTTATGACAGTTGAGCTCTGTGTAACATATTGGTAACTTCCATCTGATACAATTACACCAGCATCAATAACATATCCAGGAGTACCAGAAAACACAACATTAACACTAACATTATCTGCTTGAGATTGGCTAACTCCATATATCCTGCCAAGCTGATTTAGCATAAATAGATTTGCACCATAAGGTGAAATGCTATTTATTGTTTCAACTCTTGCTTGATCTATAATTGTAAGTGCGCCAACATCAGTTGATACAATATCTTCAATTAGTGTGCCAGGCAGATTTGTAGTTAGCCCTGGATTTGAAGCAGTAGCAATATCAACTAGCTGATCGCGGAGAACAGCAGGTGATGTTGCAACAGCGCCACTTTCACTCATTATCACTGGTATAGACATAATTAAATTGGAATTGTAAGAGATATTGAAGAGCCAGCCTGAGTTATAATCCCAACATTATATACAGGTGTTGGAGATCCATATTCATTTACAGCGTTAACTTTCTGAACTCTAAGCATTGCAAAAAATGAAGCATATCTTTGTTGCATCAATGAAACATTCAAATCAGGAAATAGCTGATTTAACACTGATTGGATAGCTGGAATGCCATAGTCTGCATAAAATGGAGATTCATTTGTCTGTAGTTGGAGAACTTGTGCAAATGCAGTTACATATACTCCATCATTGAATCCAGAGGAATCAGTAGACACCTCTTTCCAGACATAATCCCCATTAATGTCATATTCTCTTCCCCACACTCTCATTAGTTTACCCCTCCAGTATTTCCCGCTCCTGGCTCTACTCCAGAGTGAGTGTGTGCCATATACTCTTCTCCATTTATTATCAGCGTACCAGTAACCTTCACCTCGCCATTTGATATTTCAATGCTTGAATCTCCATTAACCATTTTTGCCATTGTTTGGCTTATAATTAATGTGCTGTGAGTTTCTTCATTGGAATAATCAAATAACACTACACCGTCAGGCCCATATATAACTGTAGCATTTGGATTTGGCGTTTCAAATTTATTCCTATTCATAATAGGAGCAAACATGAGCACAGTATTCAAATTTGATGATGGTGAAAAATCAGGTTGCCTAGATTTGCCGCCAGATATTGATATAAGATCAGTATCTGCTGAAATAGTTACGCCTGGATCACCTACTTGTATTGGGTACCTAATATACTCCCAACACATAACAGGTATTGTTATCTGAGGTAGATTAAATGGAGTGTTTTCAACTTCAAAATTAACAGTAACTAACCCCTTAACATTATCAACTTCGACAACAGTGCAAGGAATCTGAAATCCATCCCGCTGTTGCGCTGCATCTATACGATAGTCAACAATTGATACTAGATTCTCAGCAACTGGAAACCTCTTTGAAAAATCCATTATGGCAACACCTGCATAACTGAATCTTCTTGATTGTAGTACAAGATGCTATTGAAATATCCATATAGCATATTAATGTTATAGTCACTACTAATCAGCGCAGTATTCAGAATTATATTGCCAGATGAATCATAAATAGCAATATACAATCTCTGTGAAAAAGCCATCCAATAAATTGATGCACTATATGAATTGTCATCAAGTTGCAGATTATATTGCTGGGCCTTTTGGCTTTGCTGCTGCACTACATAATTAGTCATTATTGGTAACCAAATACATTCTGTGATGCTTTCTGCATGACTCCGCTCCAGTTTAGTGACCCACTAGCATCAGGAAGAAAAGTGCCTCCATCAGTGAGTAAACTAGTAGCAGCGTTTTCAACAGTATTGAATCCTGGAAAAGTTAGAAGAGGCTGAACAAAATCCCATTGATATGCCCATTGTGATTGATTTGTTTCATCAGTTGAAACATCAGATATTTGCGTCAGCAAACAATTGGTGTATATCCATGAAGGTGTAACAACTATATAAGTTCCGCCTAAATTTGTATGAACATCAAGCATGGATTTCATAGCGGACATAGTAGCCAGCTTTGTTGGAAACGGAGTTCCTTGTCCAGCTGGAGCCACCATTAACATGGATACATTTAGAGGCTGCTGGATCTGTGCATTAGCAGCAATCTGCTGCGTAAAGAATGGGTACATCGCAACTTCATTCTTTATAAGAGTGCTTCCAGGGACTGGTCTAAAATTAGCAAAATACTGACTTGGCATCTCGCCAGTTGTCGCCAAAGATGCAATCTCTCTTAAACCTACTGCTTCTGTAATGGCGATAATTGGCATATACCCGCCAATAGAATTCGCAATTCCATTGGTCAATATAATTGGGCTTGCTTGATTGGCAAGAGAGAAAATCTCAGAAGTTGCTGATGAGACAAGGCTGCTAAAACTCATGCTTTTATAACACCAACTGAAGTTAAATAAGTTGCCCATCCCTGGGCTGAGTCATCCCTGAACTTTCCAATATGCCTGACTTGCTTGATTCTTAATTCTGCAGTAGATGCAGTTAATGGCTTATCCTGTGCGCCAGCAACTGATCCTACATTTTTGGAAATAAGAGTGCTTATGTTTGGGAACTTGACTGATAATGGCATCAGCAAATCTGCCCTCAGCGGATGTATTGATTGCACATCCAGGCCTTGTGGGGAGTATATTGATGGCTGTCCAATAAAATCTTCAACCTTTAATTGAACTATAGAGCTATTGGAATAATCATCAAAAATAAGAACTGTATCAAATGATTTAAAAATCATATTGACGCCATTATATTTTTGAATCTGTCCACTTATAGGTGGATTGACAATCTTTGTTGTGAGTCTTTTTAAATATTTGCTAAAATCAGCAAAGGTGGTGTGCTGATTAGTTATTGCGCTATCTGTATTATTTTTAATTCTTGGATCTACATCACCAATTAATTTAAGTCCAAGAGGTGATGATAATGTTTCTTTAACAGCATCAATAAATGATTGGCCAATCTGCCAATTAAACAAATAATTTTTAGGGCTGTTTGGAACACCAGTATCAGGTAAACCAATATCAGGATTACCAACAACAGTAGGAACAATTATGAAGTCCATAACCATTTCAGTGCCCATATAGTTAGGGATACACGCTTGTACATATCCAAAACCTATAGAGCCAGATTGCTGCTGATTTGCTAATTTAAACCCATTAAAGCCATTGTTTATAAAACCGCCAAAGATTTCAACCTTGGTCCATTGATATGCTCTTGCTTGCTGACATATTTCAAGCGGGACATTTCTTATGCGAAGGTGAGTTGCTGGGCCTATATAATGGCCCATTGCATTTACAATATCAAATTCAACTTCTAGTGCGCCTGGGTTTGGCATACCAAACTGATCAAGACTAGTATATACATATGGAATACGGCTATTGTATCCAGAGTATATAGTTCTAGTGAATTTGATTGTATACCATCGCATTAGTAGCCAAAGCCCCCGCCAAAGAGTGAACCAGCAGTCCTCATGCTCTGGACCATGATATTTGATTGGTTATCGCTTTTTATTTTGATGTCTACATTAGCATTTCTAGGAACACTACGAATTACCGTACCGGGGGACGTAGAATCGTCTAGATTAGACGATAAATTATTCCCTAGGCCCTTACCCCTATCGCCTCTTTCCTTACGATCTCGGAGGTTTTCTAGGACTCTCCCTTTTCTCAGAGAAGGGGGAGTATCCTTGTATGGAGGTGTTCCGTGCCAACCTTCAGATGAATCCAAAGGATCAGATTTATTTCCGCTACCTTTAATGTGTTGTTTTACTGCATCAGCAAGCATCTTGCCAACACGCTTCTTTTCAGCACCTTCTGGCAAGCTATTATAAATATCACGAAGATTATCAATATCTTCACTTGTTATTTCTGATTGCTGCAATCCAGAGAATTCAGATGGCTTGGCAGATTCAAATCTTTTGCCCATTTTGATTTTTGGCTTTGACGGCCAAATATCATAATCAAGACCTTTGTTCAAACTTCCTGGTACATCAGGTGGTAACCCGCTGAGTGCGCCCTCATTTGCACTAGACTCATCAATAAGGTGGAATTTAATCATCCACTCCTTTATTGCTCTGAACACTT